GCTCATAAAGACGCTATTGTCTTGGTTGAGCAGCAAGGTATCCGCAGTCAGACTCAGTACAAACAGGAGTTCTTGGCTACAATGTACACAGCTGACACTCTATATGGCGTAGATGTATTACGTCCTGAGTCAGGTCTGGTTATTGTTCTGCCAACCTAAGTAGTACTTTAGACCCTTAGTGGTCTTTATAGAGCATCCTAGTCTTTCCAGGCTAGGGTGTTCGTTAAAGACTTCTCATAATAAGAAGAAAGTATGGACTATCTAGAAGCATACCATGACAACTATAAAGGTAAAACCTGTGCAGTCTTAGGAGGCGGTACATCTTTACCTTACGACATATATGACTTACCAGATGTAGACGTCCTGTTTGGTGTTAATCAGCATAGTGCTATACTTGAACCAGAGTTTACAGTCTTCCTAGATACAGCTTTATGGCCTTTGTTGAGAGATTATAAGACTAAGTTTATCTGTAGAGAAGCATCAATACAGAGCAACACAGCCTTAGAAGACAGAGAAGTAATTATATATAGACAGAATCTATCACATAACTACTCAGGTAGTTTAGCTATTAAGGCTGCTGATATGATGGGCTTTAGTAAGATATACGTATGTGGTATGGATCAGTATGTGGGCTATGGAGAAGAAGGAGCAAGATACTGGTGGTGGCAAGCTGCTCAGACGCCAGAGAAGAGAAAGGATAGAAAGAAAGATGAATCACCTGAATTGCTACATAAATTTATTAAGACTCTACGTAACCCTCAGAACGTGTATTTTATGTCAGGGCGTATGAAAGAACTACATCAATAGGGGACATATAATTGAGTAACTATACAAAGACAACCAACTTCACAGCCAAGGATAGCTTACCTTCTGGTAACGCTAACAAGAAGATTAATGGCTCTCTATTCGATACAGAGTTCGATGCTTTAGCTACGGCTGTAAACTCTAAAGCCGACTCAGCTGCTCCGACCTTTACTGGGTTATTGACAGCGGCTTCTGGTACGTTCTCCAGCACCTTAGGCGTTACAGGACTACTTACCGCTACAGCTGGTATAACCTCTGGAAGCAATATCGTATCCGATACAGACAGTACAGACGATCTAGGCTCTACAGGTGTTCGCTGGGCTAACCTGTGGGTTGACGATATAACTGTAACGACATCTGTTACGGCTGGTGGAGACATTACAGGCTTAACCTTAAAAGCCACAGGAGACACCTCCGTAGGTGACGCAGCCGCTATGGGCTACACAGCCACAGAAGGTGCGATTATTACAGGGCAGGGTTCTACCTATGATGTGACTTTAAAGAACGATGCTGATGCTGTGGTTATGGGAGTTCCTACAGGGACACAGGATGTATCTTATTTTGGCAATGTCGGCATAGGCACTAGCAGCCCGTTTGGTACGGCTCATGTAAAGACAGGTGCTTCAGGCGCAGCTTCAGCTAATGTTTTTGGCGACTCTCTTGTAGTTGAATCTAATACATCTGATGGTATAAGTATATTAAACCCATCTAATGCCATTGGCTCTCTAATGTTTGGAGATGAGACCGATAATTTCGTGGGCGGGCTTAGATATGACCACTCTGTAGACGACTTAGCAATACACGCAGGTAACGCAGAGCGCATGACCATCAACAGCTCTGGCAATGTCGGCATAGGCACTAGCAGCCCTAGTCAAGCCTTAGATGTTGTTGGAGCTATAGAAGTATCTGGCGGTATTTATCTTGGCGGTACAGCAGCAGCCAACCTCTTGGATGACTATGAAGAAGGGACTTGGACTGTAGTTATAGCTGATGCAGCAACAGCAGGGAATGTAGGAAGCGCAAGTGAGAATGGAGAATATGTAAAAGTTGGTGCTTTAGTTTCTGTAACAATGTTAGTAAATAACATAGATACCACGGGGCTTACTGCTGGAAATACCCTCTACTTTAGAGGCTTCCCTTTTACAGCAGATGCAGGGGTTACACATGTTGGTAGTGTGATTGCAGGGCAACTTACGTTTTCTGGTAGTTTAGGGTTTAACTTAGTGGCAAATACTACTTATGGTTATATTGTTGAAAGCGCAAGTGCATCTAACGTATCCTCAATAAAAGTAAGTGAGATTAATAGTGGTGTCACGGATATTATTTCCCAAACAACTTATAAAATAAACTAGAGTGAATTATGAAACTAAATAAAATAGAAGCATTTAGCTTATTAGAGAATGGTGAGGGAGAGGTAGTTTCTAATATCCAACTACGTTATATGACAGACGGAGTCGGTTGGCATAGAACATCCTTCGTTGCTAATAAAGACTCCATTGACGACTTGCCAGACCTCACAGCAGACGAGAAAGCCTTAGTGCAATCTATCTGTGATGAAGCTGTTAAAGTCCCTGAGACTTCCAACATTCAACGTATGGACTTCTTCTGCCAGCCCCAGATGATTAAGATGGATAAAGACGGGAACAAGGCTTATGTGCCTGAGAAGCGGTTTGCTCAAATAGGTATACGTTATAAAAACAAAGGCAATGACGAATTAAAGACTTGTGATTGTGAAGTCCCTACTGACGCTAAAGGCTTCCATGATGCTGTATTTAATCATAAGCCTAATGCTAATGGCGAAGGTATCTACAAAGAACTACACAGGCTCAAGAACATGAAAGACATCCCAGATACTCAGGCTACTGAGACTGTAGAAGTCACCGAAGAAGTGACAGAGGTTGTAGGCGATAAAGCTGTAGTCAAGAAAGTTACCAAGACTAAAGAGGTTCCGCTGTTTGATGAGGTTCCCTGTGTAGATGCCAATGGCGATCAAATCTGCGACATCTGCGGCACTACTCACGTTGAGTTTCCAATCGTGAAGCCTAAGACAGTTAAGGTTCCTAGAATGATTCCAGGCAAGAAAGTCTCTGATGCTGATAAGGCTAGACTGGCTGAGTTGATGGCTAAGCTATGATTATCACCTTAACAGTCATATTAGTAGCTTTACAGATACTAGACTATGTATCGACTATAAAGGCTTTGGAGTCAGGGAAAGGCGTTGAAGCTAATCCGCTTGTTAAGTGGTTTATGGATAAGATGGGAGTTAGGCAGGGTTTAGCAGTCTTAAAGGGGGTAGGAATAGCTGTGGCGTTTTATCTGTATAGCATTCAGTCTGTGATAGGGTTGGCAGTATTACTAGTCTTTTATGGCTATATAGTAATTAATAACTTTAGGATTGGGGCGTAATACAAGGAGGCGTAAATGTCTAGGACATTGGAGGAACGAGTGGCAGTACTAGAGCAGATCACTGAGCAGAATAAGAATACTTTACAGGAAGTAAAGCTATTAACCGCTCAGACCAATATAGCGGTAAACACCTTAAGCGATAACGTCTCTAAACAGAAAGGCTTTATAGGCGGTGTACTATTTATCTTAGTACCCTTCTTTACCTTTATAGCTACATTCGCTAAAGAGATATACGAGAGCTTAACAACATGAGCATCATTAAAGACATAGTAGGTGGTGTAGTCAGTCCAGTAACTAACTACCTGGGTAAGCGTGAAGAGACTAAGCAGACTGGACAGTCCTTAGAAGCTAAGATAGCTACTGCTAAGATTGACTCAGATACTCAGATAACATTGTCTGATAAGGAATGGGAGTTAATAGGTAAGAGAGCTGAGGGCGGCACTTGGAAGGATGAATACATTACAGTCTCAGTAGTGTCTATATTTAATTTAATAGTCTTAGGTGGACTAGCCAGTGCTTTCGGGTACGGTCAAGTCCTGGAAGGTGTTAACTTAGCTATAGATTCTTTAAACAACTTAGAAGGTAATATGGCTGATATACTTAAAGTAACTATATATGCTGGACTAGGCATTTACGCTGTTAAGAAGGTACTATAATGAGTTATGGCTATAATGAAGGCAGTAATTACGTAGCACCTGCCCCTACACCAGCGCCACAGCCTACAGCGCCTTTTGTGCCGTTTGTAAGCCCTACACCGCCAGCACCGACTGTAACTAATAGTCCTAACAGACCTGAATGGCAATCTGACCCTTACCAGACAAGCCCTGTTATGGCTAACCTGGAAAGACAGGGATGGACTTTTGTTAGAAACAACCCTGACAGTACAGGCGTATGGGGCGGTAGTATTTATGATTTAGGTAATTACTCTATAGATTCAGGTACAAAGGCTTTACTGGATTGGCTAGAAAGAGTAGACTGGACAGATCCTTCTACGTGGTACGGCCTTGAAGCCCCTGACGGAACTGTAGTGACTCCACCAGCACCTACTGAACCTGCACCAGCTGAAGATGACAGTAACATCTTTGCAGACATACTAGGTAATATTGACTTAGGTGATGGTTATAGCTTCAATATACCAGACATCTTTGGAGACTCAACCTTAGAGCCTACAACGCCTTTTGTGCCTACCCCTACCTTACCTACTGCTACGCCTACTAACGGCTCAGGAGGAGCAAATGGAGGCTCTACAGGCACAGGTGTAGACCTAGGCAATGAAGACATACCAGCCAGTGATGTTGTAGAGGGCGGACAGGACAGCAACTTAGACGATAACAACGTGGATGTTAACTGGCTACGCTTACTAGGCGGTGGAGCAGCTGCAGGGGCTGCCTCAGGACTACTTAGCGGTATGTTAAGTAAAGACAGATCAACCACTAGAACAACAGACACGGTATTCTCAGATATGCCTGAGCTTACTAAACTGACACCAACTTTATTGTCTCCACTATATAGGAGCTAAGATGACATTATTAGAAACAGTTAACGGTATACTACGTAGGCTGCGTGAGGACACCGTATCAGATACAGCAGATACTACCTATAGTAGGATGATAGTTGATTATGTCAACGATGCTAAGACGCTGGTAGAGAATGCTTGGGACTGGACAGCCTTAAGAGATACCATTACAGTCACTACAGCAGCCTCTACAACTAACTATGCCTTAACAGGCTCTGGTACACGTCTAAAGGTTATTAATGTCTTGAATGACACTAGCAACTTTGAAGTGTTAAAGAAGTCACAGACTCAGATAGATAAGATACAGACATTAACGACTAATCCAGAAGGCTCTCCTAACTTCTATATCTTTAGAGGCACAGACAGTAACGGTGATTTAACTGTAGATTTCTACCCAGTCCCTGATGGCGTATACTCGGTAGACTTTAACGTGGTTAAGCCTCAAGCTACCTTAGTAGCCAGTACAGACGATGCTACTAGCTTGCTTGTACCAGCTGAGCCTGTATTGCATTTAGCGTTAGGAATGGCTATACGTGAAAGAGGTGAGACAGGCGGTACATCTGCACAGGAACACTTTAATATCGCTGATGGCTTCTTAGCTGATGCTATTGCTTTAGACGCTTCTCGTCATAATAACGAACTAGTCTGGTATCAAGTATAATGGCTCAACCACTGATTAACATAGGTATATCTGCCCCAGGCTTCTTAGGGCTTAATACTGAAGACAGCAGGCTAGATCAACCACAGGCTTATGCGTCTATTGCTGACAACTGCATTATTGACCAATATGGTCGTGTAGGGTCTAGGAAGGGCTACGTATACGACACAAGCGATTCAACCGCTTTAGGCGCTGCTAGGGGCATTACAACCCTGTATGAGTTTACATCGGATGCAGGCGTTACCGTCTTTCTTAGTACAGGTAATAACTTAATACTTAGCGGTGATACTACTCTAGTTGATGAAACACCTGTTGGAGCTACTATAACGGCTGATGATTGGAAGATAGTTGAACTAAACAACTTAGTCTATTTCTTCCAGTCAGGACATGATCCACTGTATTACGACCCAGCTACTACTAACGTAGCTTTAGTGTCTGCTCATGGTAGCTATACAGGAACAGTACAGCAAGGTAATGAAGTACTAGCCGCAGCAGGTAGGTTATTCGTAGCGGACGTATCAGGTGATAGAAGCACTATATACTGGTCAGACCTTTTACAAGGCTTTGCATGGGGTGGAGGCAGTTCAGGTAGTATTGACGTTTCTAAACACTGGCCTGCTGGTAATGACAACATAGTTGCTATGGCTGAACATAATAACAGGCTAATCATCTTCGGTGAGCGTAGTACACTAATATACAACGGTATAGGCAGTCCAGCTAATATGGTCTTAGAAGACACCTTAGACAACATAGGCTGTGCAGCTAGAGACTCAGTACAGTCTGTAGGAGACGATCTTATCTTCCTTAGTCATGGCGGTATTATGAGACTAAGTAGGGCTTTACAGAATGACCAGAACTCTATAGGGGCTTTCTCACAGAACGTAAGAACAGACATTATATCCGCTATAGCTTCAGAGTCTTTACCGATTAAGTCTGTATACAGCCCTGAAGAGCAGTTCTATCTTATTACCTTCCCAACGACTAACGTAGTGTACTGTTTCGATATGAGAAGCACGTTAGAGGATGGCTCACATAGAGCTACTACGTGGTCTATTATTGATCCACTATGTTTCCATAGATGTACTTCTACAGTCAATCATGGCGAGTTACGTATGGGAATGGTGAATGGTATATCAACCTATACAGGCTATAACGACAACACAACTGAAACGTACTTAATGTCCTATCTTAGTAACCCTATTGACTTTAGCAGTACTGAAAGACCTGACATAGCTGATAGGCTTAAGATACCTAAGAAGATTAAGACAACTGTACTAGGCTTTACAGGTAGCGTAGTCAATATAGTATGGGGCTTTGACTTCGGCAGCGTCCTTAAAAGCTCTGCATTGACGTTACAGAATACAGCTATATCGGAGTTCGGTACAGCTGAGTTTGGCTTATCAGAGTTTACCTCTGGTGTAGTGCTGAATAGAATACAGAACAACACAGACGGCTCAGGCGTTAACATCTCAATAGGCGCTAACACCTTAATAGACGGTAACTTACTGTCAATACAGAAACTAGACATACAAGCATTAATCGGGAGAATATATTAATGGGTATCTTATCAGAGTTCTTAGCCCCAGGAGCGCAGGCTTTAACGGCCTTCTCAGGCTTAGAAGACGCTAGAAACCAGGCTATACAGACTGGTCAGACTGGTTATGACTTAGCGTCACAGCTTGGTCAGCAGGTTAACCAGCAAACACAGTTTAAACCATTTACTGTGTCAACCAGAACAGGCTCAACAGCCACGACACCTACAGGAAGCTTAACTACTGCTTTATCTCCCGAACAGGCAGCAGCGCAGCAACAACTGTTTAGTCAAGGTACTGGTATGCTTACTGGTCTAGGAAATGTAGATCAACGCAGTCAACAGCTGTTTAACCTGCTAAGTGATATACGCAGACCTGAAATAGAACGTCAACAGCTTGGTCTAGAGGAAAGACTATTCAATCAGGGGCGTAGCGGAGTCAATACAGCACAGTATGGCGGTACACCTGAACAGCTTGCAATGGCTAAGGCTATACAGGAACAACAGGCTCAGGATGTCTATACAGCCCGTAATCAGGCTCTAAGCGAACAGCAACAACAGTTCGGTATAGGTGCTGGATTGATGGGACAGTCTTACATGCCTGAACAGCAATTACTGCCTTGGTTGCAGCAAGGACTGACCGGTGCTGATATAGCTAATACAGCCCAACGACAAGGTTCACAGCTACAAGCCTTGTTAGGACAATCAGGTATTGAGTCTTTACTACAAGGACAGAACTTAGGTACTCAGATAGACGTAGCACAGACACAGGCTTTAGCAGACTTGTTTGGTAATATGCAGAACCCCACGGAAGGTGGTTTATTGTCTGGACTAGACAGTAGAGTTACTGACTGGTTAGGCGGTATTTTTGGAGGTTTAGTATAATGGCTATTGATACATCAGGATTGCTTACAGGACTTCTAACTCCTTCACAGCGATCACAACAAAGAATGAATAACAATGCTAACATGGCACAGACTGGCTTGATGAGTCAGGTCTTAAACCTTGCTAATACCTTTACAGACGCTACATCCAACCTAGTCGGTGCAGATACTAGATCGCCTGAGCAGATAGCAGGGCAGCAGGTAGCCGAGCTATTACAGGCTGGTGACATTGACGGTGCTATTAACATCTTAAAGGATGTAGACCCAGCGGCCGCTATGACTTTAATAGCTAGACAGAAGGCTGAGCAGGAGAGACTGGATGACGTGGCTAAAGCTGAAGAGGACGAGCAGAGGCGGCTAGGAGCGCAGACTATATTTCTTTCTAACGCTTTTCCTGAACAGGCTTCATTGCTTACTCCGTTATTAGAGGCTGGCGTACCTTTAGCTAGTTTAGTGGAAATGGGAAGAGGTGAGAAGCCTGTCCCTATCAACCAAGCTGAGCTGACTAGAATGTTTACGCAGCCTCCTTATAACTTACCAGCTGAAGAAGCAGCTAGAAGGGCTGCACAGGCTTGGAACGCTAGAGATGAACAGCCTACAGAGGCTGAAGAACCTCCAAGAATAGTATCACCATCATCGGCTGATCTTGACTTAGCTGAGCAGACCTTAAGTGGTGTTCCAGGCGCAACCTTAAATGCCGTTATAGATAACATAATACCAGGGGATGCGGGAGTTAACGAGCTGACAGAGAGTGACCTACAAGCTGAGCTGGCTTTAGTAATACGTAATTATACAGGAAGAGCCACGCCACAAGAACTAGTTAATCAGATGTTAAACTATTATAGCCAGCCTGACGCTGTAGAAAACGGCTTCCAGAACCTTATACTACAGGGTAATTCTATACAGCAGCCTACTGTAACACCTACCTTGGATGCTGGTTTAGGTGCTGTAAATACTGTACGCGCATCCAATTAAAGGTAACCAATGCCAACCACTGAAGAATTAATGCAGCAGTTATCTGTAATAGATGATATGCCTAATACAACAACAGACGGCAGCGACCCTACGGTTAAGCCTGTAGAGGCTGTGCTATCGTTAGAGGATATAAGGCAGTATCCTAACCTACAAGGCTTAGGAGCTTTACCTGGCGACAGAGTCGTAGACGGTGAGTTAGTGCGTGTACACTCTGATGGCTCTCTAGCATTAGACCCTAACAGGACTGTACTTACTGAAGAGATTATAGCGCAGTATCCTAATCTACAGGAACTAGCGGCTAAGCCAGGTGATTATGTCTCTGAAGGCGAGTTAGTTAGAACAGAAGATGATGATCTTAAAAGGTCTTTCATGTATGGCTTTGACTCTGAAGGTAATGACATACAGAATTGGGGAGATGTCTTAGAAGCCAGGTTTCCGTTAGGAAGGTTGTCTTTCTCTGAAGGGTACTTGTCGCCTAATGAGATATATGGTGAAGGATTTACAAACGCACCTGTAGAGCAGCGTAGGGAGATGATCCTTAATGAACGTGCTAGGGCTTTAATAGATGAATATGGCTATGAAGGTGTTGTAAGGCGAGAGGAAGGAGGAGCTGAGCTGGCTGGTAATTTAGCTAAGGCTATAGCTAGTCCGACTACATTACTACCTATAGGGAATACTACAAAAGCAGCTGCTGGTATCAGTGCTTTACTAGGTGCTGAATATGCTGTAGGTAGTCAGCTTGCTCAAGAAGGAGAGATTAACCCTGTAGAGACAGCTGCTACAGCTGCTATAAGCGGCGTAGCTGGCGGGGCTATAGTGGGTGGCATAAACTACTTCACTCGTAGAAACGCTAATGCTATAGTGCGTAAAGCTCAGGAAGCATACAACACAGGTGTAGCTGAGGGAAGGACTGGAGCAGATTTAACTAGACACGTCCTAGACAATACAGGCGTTAATATGCAGCAGATAGACGAGGCTGCTCGATTAACTAACACAAGAATACGTATACCTGGCTCAGCTGTTAGAGCGCAGGAAGCGATTGACAGAGCTATAACAACTGACTCAGCCACCTCCAGAACCTTTAATAAAACCTTAGACAAATACTTAGGGGCTATATCAACACGAGTGCGTAACATATCTGAACCAGCGTTTCAGAGACTACGTAGGTTTGAGATGAGAAGCCATGTTAACACCTCTGACAACATCGTAGAAGTTAGTCCGTTCCTTGAAGGGATACATAAGCTGGACAAGCCTCTAAAGAACAGAATAGCACTACACCTGTTCAATCAAGAGTATGACGCTGCGCAGGATGTTATAAATAAACTAGCACCTGAATTGTCTGATAGCTTTAAAATAGTTAAGACTACACTGTCTCGATTAGCTAACGATCTTAAAGACGCCGGCAGCACAATGAACCTGTTAGATGATTACTTTCCTAGGATGGTAGAGGACTTACAAGGGCTTAGATCAAGCTTAGGAATGCCACAACGCAGCTACTTTGAACAGCAGTTAGACACCTACGCTAAAGGAATAGGTAAAACTACTAGTGAGCTAACTGAGGAACAAACAGCGCATGTATATGACATGGCCTTTAGAGGTTATAAAGTCTCATTAGGTAAAGACGGTAACGTACATTTCGGCTATCAAGGCGACCCTCGTATACCTGGCTCAGGTGCCTATACTAAAGCTAGGCAGATACCTAAACTAACTGAAGATCAGTTAAGGTTTTATAAAAGCCCTGAAGAAGCTTTGTCTCTCTATATTAGAAAGGCTGTTAATGAGATTGAAATGCGTAAGATGTTTGGTCAGGACATTGTTGAAGAAGTCCCTGGCAGAGTCAACGCAGATAGCTCCGTAGGTCGTTATGTTGCTAGGGAGAAATTAGCTGGAAACATTAAAGGAGATGAAGACTTAGAACTAGCCGAGCTGCTAAGGGCTAGATTCGTAGGTGGATCACAAAGTCCTGGAGACATTACACAAGCCTTGAGAACATTAGGCTATGCAGGAACCATTGCTAACCCTATCTCAGCGGTTACTCAGTTAGGCGACTTGGGTGGTTCAGGGGCTGTTAATGGACTACGCAACACGTTAGCGTCTGCTTTCGGTACTAAAGAGATGCGGCTGATAGACTTAGGACTAGATAAGGTTATCTCTGAAGAGATGGTTAATCCTAAAGTTAGTGGACAGGCATTAGAGAAGCTTTTTAAATACTCAGGCTTTAAAGCTGTAGATAAACTAGGTAAGGAAACCTTAATCAATGCGTCACTACGCAGAGCTAGAGGACTAGCAAGGACTGAGAAGGGCAGAGCTAAGCTAAGAACAGCTTATGGTAAAGCCTACGGTGACGAGTTCGATTCATTAGTGGACGACCTAGCTAACGGTAGAGTTACTGAGAATGTTAAGCTCTACGCTTTCCACGAGCTGTCAGATATGCAGCCTGTTACCTTATCTGAAATGCCAGAGGGCTTTAACAGAATGACTAATGGTAGGCTACTTTATATGCTGAAGTCATTTACGTTGAAGCAGTATGACGTTGTAAGACGTAGAGTGGTACAGCAATGGCAACGAGGTAACAAAGTAGAGGCAGTAAAGAATATGACTCTGCTAGGAAGTTACTTAGGCTTAGCTAATATGGGCACTGGCGTTATTAAGGACATGCTACTTGGAAGGGAAGTAAGACCTGAACAGATACCTGACAGGTCTTTATGGGCTTTACTTGGCGTGTATGGGATGAATAAATACACAGCTGATAGGTACATAAGGAATGGTCAAGTAACTGATGCAGCTGTTGAGTTAGTTGCTCCGGCTACTCCGTTGATTGATACTACACTGGAACTAGGTACTGATGCTATTAAGGGAGACATAGACGAGAACTTGTTAAAGTATGTTAAGCCTGTGCCTATTTTTGGTAACATTGTCTACAACTGGTTTGGTGGAGGAGCTGAGCAGTTCAACGAGAATCAATGAAACACCGTAGGTACTGCTTCTCTCCCCGTAGTAAACAAGAAGACTGACTTCAAAGCTCCAAAGCCCTCCAAACCGAGGGCTATGTTGTCTTCATTGTCTATTAAGTAGTTCGATAGGGCGTTGACAGACTCACTAGCCAGCTCTACAAACTCTTCTTCTGTTAGGTCTTCCAGGGTTTTCATTATGAATCCTCTTTTAGTATCGCCTGGTTTTCATAATAGTTCTGTATAGTTTCACTGTCTGAGCCGCTATATTCAGCAAGCCAATCCCTTAATTGACAGTACAGTTCTTGATTACTTAATCTCCATTCACTATACGGGGCAGTTAGTATTGCCGTATAAGCGTTAGATATTACATCGAACTCTCTCATTATGACTTCTCCTTAGCCTTTAGATAGGCTGCTACATCTCCTGAGTCTCTCCACCTGTCCCTATCTTCTCTGTACTTCTCAGTCTCCGAGACGAGGAAGTCAATAACCTCCAAAAGTTCTTCTTTTTCCAACTCCGTAACAGGACGTCCTTGCCAGCTATGCACAGCATTCATTGAGACTTCTCCTTAGCCTTCTGTAGCGCCCTATCTAGTCTCCGTAGCTCCTGCTCAGACCTTTCTAGCAAGCTACAAGCAGTCAACGGAGGAGACTTGTCATTGTCTAGCCAGTCTCTAATGTCTTTGATTAACTCTTCAGCCTTCCTCACTTTGTAGTTCCTCCGCAGCCTTTAAAATCTCTAACCACTCCTTAGTGTCTTTATAGTGGTACTGTATATCTAAGTAGAAACCTAAAAGACTGAGTTGAACCGAAAAGTTACCTAACAGCTTCTCCCAATCTACATACACTTTAATAAACTCATAGTCGTACCAGTTACATTGCTCTATAAACTGTGTATATTGTTCTCCTATTGTTATTCCTAGCCTTCCTAATTCTATGTACATTGCCTACTCCGTAGTTTTCTGTTATAGTATCTTCTTATCAACAAAGACCTTACCATAGATATTGCAGTATATATCCAGCCTATCATAAAGTTCTCTGATAACGTCAAACCCTCCACAGCCATTGGTAAGATTACTAAGTTGGCTATGTAGTTAATAGAGAACCCTATGACGATGTTAGTCCACGCCTCCACCATAGACTCTCTTAGGCTCTGTCCTCCGTGATGTTCTGCATAGACTGCTGAGTAGGCTGTAATGGCTACGCAGAGTAGGAAGCTGAGGAAACTAAGAGTCGTCAGGGACATCATCGTCACCTATAGTATAATGTTTAGGGTTCTTATCAGCGTGCTGCTCTACAATCTTCTCAGCTTCCTTGTTCATCTCTTGTAGCCAATTCTCCACAGACACTGGCGGTCTATCGTCTTCACACTTACCTTGCAACATAGCATCTCTTAAGACTACCAAGGACGTTATAGCCTTTGACACATGATGTAACTTAGCTGTGCTGTCCTGGTCGTAGTCTTCACCTTCCCAGTAGCTAAACAGGTGACGTAGAGCTGCGTCGTAATAAACACTAGCACGTACACCAACGGCTCTGTAATTGTGCCGGCCGTATTTAGCAGCCCCTTCCATCATGCCTAAACCTACCTCTGCCAATACCGGAGCAGATACACAGCTCATAGCAACCTTCTTAGTCCCTATGGCGTCCTTTGGATTAGTGTCTTTAACAGACTCAGCAGCGTTTAACTGCTCAGACTGTGCAGTTACTTTATCAGACCTACTGAACCACTTATCGTTTTCGTAGTCTTTTTCGTTATTCATCATAGTCCTCCAGCGTCTCTTCACCGACTACATAGTCATATATCTCGTCATAGTTCATAATAATCACATCATTGAATCTGTCTACTAACTGTGTAGAGTTTACTCCCAGTATATCTACAAGGTCTTCGACGTCCCTGTCGCGCAACCTACGGAGAATCTCATCCTGCGGAATCACTAAGCAGCCCCTGCAAGCTCTGTAGGAACCACCAGAGCACTTCTAAGGTCTGCCCAGTGGAGAGGCAAGGCTCCGTCCCAACGTCCCGCAGAGGCGTCGTACATAGCTACAAAGGTGTTGTCATCCTGATCTACTACAGCGTACCAGCCCGTTGTAGGAGGTACTACAGTGACGTCGTAGTTCCATATTAACTTACTAGTATCTACTTCAAAGCCTTCTGTGTTATTGCTTATCATGGTTATCTCCCAGTAGCATTAGTTATTAGTTCTTTACGTAAGTCTTTATCGTACAAGTTAGTTCTTCCTCTAGCCCATCCTCCACAGCCTTTCTCACTACATTGATACTGCTGGTACTTGCCTGTGTTGGTGTAAGAGAAGCCGTCCTTGTGCATGGCTGTTGAACCACATTTAGAACACGCTGGTTCAGTTCCTTCTAGGTAGACTCCTATGTTTGGATGATTAGTTATATAGGGTCTCATTTTAATGTATAGCTCTTCTAAAGTCAACACGTCCTGTATGTTGTACTCTTTCATCTCCTCCCACGCTTCAGGGTTCTTATC